AGAATTATTTGGCTATGTAGTAATTTTACAATATTTAAAAGAAAATCAGACGAAGAAATAGCAGAGGATGGTTCTGATGCTGGTAATCGTAAACTAGTTCCATTAATCAGCCGTCACGGGGGAGGATTAGACGATAACGATTATATTAATTGTTATATGAAGGGCTGGTGTGCTAAGATTACCGAAGGTAAAACTCGTTTGGAGCTAATGAGCGGATCAAATAAGCAAAAGGGTGGATTTATAATTAATGAAGACAACAATGACAATGAAGAAGAAATCCCATTCGTATGATCAACATCAACTAAAGCAGCTTTCTGATTTAGTTTGTGATGATATAGAGAATTTATTGTCGAATCTAGGGATAGATTCTTATAAAATGCTAGACAAAATGGTTACCATGAGTTGTCCAATTCATGGTGGAGATAATGATTCTGCATTTAATCTGTACCACCAAGGAGATACCTATAGAGGGAACTGGAAGTGCAGAACTCACGGATGTGAAAATGTATTTAAGTCATCAATTATAGGCTTTATAAGAGGGTGCTTGTCTCATGAAGAAGGGTGGGGAAAACCAGGAGATCCCACTGTGTCGTTCAAAAAGGCATTAGATTTTGCCATAGAATTTGGCAAATATAATCCAGCAAAAAATAAACAATCAAGAAAAGCAAAAGAAAAAAATGATTTTGTTAATACGGTAAAAAATATTACACAAGAATCTCAAAACAAAACACAATTAGTTCCTAGGAAATCAGTTCAAAAAGCCTTAGCTATTCCTTCTGAGTATTTCTTGCAAAGAGGATTCTCTAGAGATATTCTCATAAAATATGATATTGGGGATTGTATTGGACAAGGTAAAGAAATGAGCAATAGGGCGGTTGTTCCTGTATATGATAATGATATGACAGGAATGATTGGATGCTCTGGTAGAAGTATTTTTAATAAGTGTGGCGAATGCGGATGTTTCCACCAAGAATCATCAGACTGTCCTGCTGATCATGAAAAATGGCTACAATCAAAGTGGAGACATAGCAAAAATTTTAAAACTCAAGAATGTTTATATAATTATTGGTTTGCTAAAGAATTTATTTTAAAAACTAAAACAGCAATTATAGTAGAAAGTCCAGGAAATGTTTGGAGACTAGAAGAAGCAGGAATACATAATAGCGTAGCTATTTTTGGTTCTTCTATGGGAAACAAACAAAAAATTCTTTTAGATACTTCTGGTGCTATGAATATTATAACAATAATGGACAATGACACTGCTGGACAAGAGGCTGCAAAAAATATAGCTAGTAAATGCGATAGGATATATAATATTAAAAACATTAAATTGTCCGTTAATGATATTGCAGAAATGACTCTTGAAGAAATTCAAAAAGAAATTTTACCCCAAATAGAAGAGTATCAAGTATGTTAGTTATAGGAGTTTCTGGAAGAAAGCAATCTGGCAAAAGCACATTAGGCAGATTTGTACTGTCTTTGTCGTTGGCTCAGCTAGATTATTGCAATAATATTTACATGGACGAAGAAACTGGAGAAATTTTAGTTTCAGATATTCTTGGTGACGATAGGTTCAAAGGGGTGTTTGATATTAGGGAATATAAAGAAAAATTTAACGATCCCAGATTAGATCAGGCTATAGAAAAATTAAACAGAAAAATTAAAATATATAATTTTGCCGATGTTTTAAAAACCGACATTTGTATGAATATACTTGGTCTTACATATGATCAATGCTATGGTTCTGATGATAATAAAAATGAACTTACCGATATGAGGTGGGATGGGAAACAGATAACAGCAAGAGAGGTAATGCAGATTATTGGGACTGATATTTTTCGAAAAATGGATACGAATGTTTGGGTTAGGGCGACTATCAACAAAATCATAAACGATAAGCCAGAAATTGCTGTTATTACAGATTGTAGATTTCCTAATGAGGTTGAATCAATTAAGAACATTGGTGGGAAAGTTATCAGATTAACAAGAAATCCATTTAACTCTGATCATATTAGCGAGTGCGTACTTGACGAAGATAGATATGACTGGTCTAATTTTGACTATGTATTAGACAATAAAAACTCTTCAGTATACGAGCAGTTTGTTCAGTCTAAAAAGCTCATAGAAGAAATACTTACCACAACCAAATAAGGACTTTATAGTGATAATAACATATTTTAGAAGCAGTTCATACAATACACACTCCATGTGTGAGCAACAATATTTTGCTGAATATGTTTTGGGGTGGAGAGGTCCGTCTGGTCAAAAAGCAGACAAAGGAACAATCACGCATAAAATATTAGAGATTCTAGCAGTCATAAAGAAAGCTGAGCAAGACAATCAAAATACAATAAATGACGATTTAATTGGAGACATTGACGTTAAGAATTATGACTTAGATTCGATCATAGACACGGTATACACATACTATACAAATAATACTCAGCATCATAAGTGGACACCAAAAGATCTCAGAGATTGTAAAAATTGGACATATAAAGCCATAGAATTTAATAATGGAATGTTTGATCCTAGAAATAGGAACATACTCATGCCAGAGCAACACTTTGATTTTGAAATAAATAAACCATGGGCTAAATATTCATATAATATGGACGGTCAAGAAATTAGTGGCAACTTAGCACTAAAAGGAACCATAGATTTAATTACACAAGTTAATGACTCTACCATCGAGGTAATTGACTGGAAAACTGGTCGCAGACTTGATTGGGCCACAGGAGAAGAAAAGACTTTGGAAAAACTAGAAAAAGATCCTCAACTAAAGATATATCACTATGCTATCAAACATCTCTACCCAAATATTAAAAATATAATTTTTTCAATCTATTTTATAAACGATGGAGGACCGTTCTCTATTTGTTTCCATGACTCGGACTTGCAGTCAACAGAAGATATGTTGAGGTATAAATTTGAAGCTATTAAAAGCACCAAAAAACCAAGACTACATAAAAGCTGGATGTGCAATAAGTTATGTCATTTTGGTAAAACCACTTTTGAAGGTACTCATATTCAACCAACAGAAGAATATAGAGATGGTCAGACTTGTAACATAGGGCAAAATATGACCAAGTGCGAACAAATAAAACATGACCTTGACCTATACGGAATCGACACTACAATGGTCATGTACAAAAACAAGAATCACTCTATTGGACATTATAAAGCTCCTGGGTCACTATGACAAAAACGTACTCTGTTCTTCATGCCCATTCTCACTATAGCCTCCTAGACGGCCTCAGCAAGCCATCTAAAATGGCAGATAGGTGCTTGTCAGCAGGAATCAAAACCTGTGCTCTCACGGATCACGGGACAATATCTGGCTGTGTTCAATTCTATAAAGAAATGACAAGCAAAAAGATAAAGCCGATATTGGGTTGTGAAATATATGTACCAAAACAAGACTCGCACATTAAAGAAAAAGAGAATAGTCAATTAAGCCATTTTTTATTGCTGGCTAAAAATCTAGCAGGATGGAAATCTCTTATTCAAATAATTTCTGAAACGAATAAAGCAGAAAACTTTTATCACAAACCACGAATAAGTTTCGATAGACTTGCACATCTATTGGATGGAAATATTATTGGATTTTGTGGTCATTTAGGGTCTAGTTTGTCAGATTTAATAGAAGAAAACCCTACTGACTATCTAAAGGGCTCGCTGTCTTTTATAGACTATATGAAAGAAATTTTTGGTAAAGATAATTTCTTTTTAGAATCACAACTAATGGATCAAGAAATAAATCCTAAGCAAAAAACAATGACAGATATAATGAGAATATTGGGAGATAAGAGCAAAACTAAAATTATTGCTACTCCAGATGCTCATTATTGCGAAAGAAAAGATGCTATAGATCAAAGAATTTTATTATGCAATAATCTAAAAACAACTTTGATTGATATTAATAAAAAGCTATTGTCAAATGAAGATGTTCCAATGAGTTGTTTTTTTAAGTCTGATAGTTTTCATATACCTGATCCAGAAGAAATGATATCTTGGCACACACAGGATGAAATTGAAAATACTTTATATGTAGATTCTTTGTGTGAAGAATATTCAATTTTATCGAAGCCAGCATTGCCCGAATTTAAATGTCCAAAAAATAATACTCCAGAAGAATACTTAAGACATTTATGTCGAGAAGGATGGAGACAAAAAATTGTTAATCATATACCAGAATCAGAACATACTCCTTATGTTGATAGAGTAAAGTTTGAATTAGATATTTTACAAAAGGCTGGTTTGTCTAGCTATTTTTTAATAGTTCAAGATATTGTTGAATATGTTAAATCAAATAACTGGCTTCCTGGGCCTGGACGAGGTAGTGCGGCTGGATGTCTTGTGTCTTATTTAATTGGCATAACGGATATTGATCCGATCAAATATGACTTGTTGTTTGAAAGATTTTATAACGAAGGACGAAATACAGCCGATCACATATCCATGCCAGATATAGATGTTGACGTACCTATCAATAAGAGAGAATATATAATTGATTATATCAAAAATAAATACGGGTCTGATAAAGTCTCTCAAATGATTACATTTAACACAATGAAAGGAAGAGGGGCTTTAAAAGAAGTATTAAGAGTATATGATAATGTAAGTTTTGAAGAAATGAATAGAATCACAAAATTTATTCCTGACGAATCAAAAATTGCAGATGAACTACAAGAAATGAAAGAAGATACCGGAGAGGCATCAATTATAAGATGGGCTTTAGAGAACAATGTTGACAAGCTCAAGGAATGGTGCTATATATCAGAGGACGGATCTCTGGCTGGTCCAATGGCCAAGAGGTTTGAACAAGCTATACGTTTAGAAGGAACTAAGTCTAATCAGTCAAAACATGCTGCCGGTGTAGTTATTAGTAGTCAGAAGCTTAATGGGGTATGTCCTATGGTTTATGACTCTAAAAATAAACAATCTATTGCTGGCATGGAAATGCAAGATTTAGAAGGTCTTGGTTTAATAAAATTTGATATATTAGGCGTAGCTATGTTGGATAAGATTATGACTATTTCAGATATTTTATCAAAAGGAGAATAAAATGGAAACCAAATTTGAAGAGTTGGCTGTCGGAGCAAAGTTTAAAGTAAATGATATAGAATATATTAAAACAGATGAAGTTAGAATAAGCTGTTGCAGAACAGTGAACTGCTATGCGTCGGCAGATTCTGCTCAGAAGGGTCATTTCCCAGGAAATACGGTGGTAACTTTAATTAATGGCTAATTTTCAAAAAATATGTGTGTTCGATCTGGAAACCGACGGAGTGAATCCAGATGTATGTAGTCCTGTGCAGATAGCCGCTATTATTGTTGATCCATCAAAATTGGAAATTGTGAAAGATTCAGAATTTAATATAACAATAAAGCCAGATATACTTGAGCAACAGCCAGATTACACATATGCCGACTCTGATGTTTTAGACTTTCATGCTAAAGTAAGAGGAAAGGCAAAAGATGAGATTCTGTCTGATTGGAAAAGCTATAAAAGACAAGATCATGGATGGGATATGTTTGTTTCTTATTTAGACATGTACCATACAAGATCTCATGGAGGTAAAAAATCTTGTTTCACAGCGCCCATAGCTGCTGGTTATAATATTAATAGATTTGATCTTAGAATTATGGATAGGCTAAGTAAAAAATATAATAATCTGAATAAAGAGGGACGATCTTCTTTATTTTATCCAAGAGATGTGATAGATATTATGAATCTTGTATTCTATTGGTTTGAGGGTAATAACGAACTTAAAAACTATACATTAGACAATCTTAGAGATTATCTTGGTATAGACAAAGAAGGGGCTCATGATGCTCTAAAAGACGTTAAAGATACTGCAAATATATTAATTAGATTTTTAAAACTACATAGAAATCTATGTAATAAAATAAAATTTAAATCATCATTTATTGGACTCGAATAATGGCCGAAGTGTTTACGTTTGATTGCGGTTGTAAATTTCCAGTTATAGAGAATAATTCTACTTTTCCAAAAATAGAATTTACTCCAAAACTATCCGATATTAGTCTGGAATGTGAAAAGACTTGGGATTTGATTTCTGATGGAAATACCAAAGGGTGTTTTCAGTTAGAATCAAGACTTGGACAAACAATGGCACGAAAACTCAAGCCCAAAAATATATATCAGCTTTCTGGGCTGATTAGTATTTTGAGACCAGGATGCTTGGAGGCTATGAGAGATGGCAAGAGCGTATCTAATCACTATATAGATAAAAAGAACGGATTAGAGTCTATAGACTATTTCCATCCGGCATTAGAGCCTATTCTCAAAGATACATATTCAGAAATGATATATCAAGAACAGGCTATGTCTATTGCTAAACAATTAGCAGGATTTAATCTTAAGGAAGCTGATGATCTTAGAAAAGCTATTGGTAAAAAACAAGCAGACAAAATGGCCAAGGTTAAAGAACAATTTATTATTGGTTCTAAAAATAAGGGCTTAATAAACGAACAAGAAGCAGAGCAAATTTTTGAATGGATTGAAAAAAGTCAAAGATACTTATTTAATGCCAGTCATTCTATTAGCTATGC